TTGGAGTACGAAAAATACGAAGACGAACACACTCTCATCTATGAGACTGAAAGTTCTGATCGTAGCTTTGAAGAAGAGGTAAAGTTGAGCGGCTTTGGTGCTGCTCCTGTTAAGGCTGAGGGTTCTGCAATCTCTTACGATTCAGCGCAAGAAAGCTATACAGCTCGCTATAATCACGAAACGATAGCGATGGGCTTTGCCATCACCGAGGAAGCGATGGAAGACAATCTTTACGATTCTCTTTCTGCTCGCTATACCAAGGCTTTGGCACGGGCTATGGCTTACACCAAACAAGTTAAGGCAGCGAATCCGCTTAACAATGGTTTCACCAGCTTCCAATCTGGAGATGGTGTTACGTTGTTCAACGCTTCGCACCCATTAGTTAACGGTGGAACAAACTCCAACCGTCCATCTACTGGTGCCGACTTGAACGAAACATCGCTTGAGCAAGCAATCATTGAGATTGCAGCGTTTACCGATGAGCGTGGCCTGCTTATAGCAGCCCGTCCTCGTAGCTTGGTTGTTCCTCCCGCACTGATGTTTACAGCAGATCGTCTGCTTGAAACTACTCAGCGCGTTGGTACTGCTGATAACGACATCAACGCCATCCGCAATATGGGTGCAATCCCCGGCGGATATGCCGTCAATCACTATTTGACTGACAGTAATGCCTTCTTCATCATGACTGATGTACCGAATGGCATGAAGATGTTTGAGCGTACTGCTCTGGAAACGAGCATGGACGGAGACTTCGATACGGGTAACGTGAGATATAAAGCTCGCGAGCGATACTCTTTCGGCGTATCAGATCCGTTGGGAATTTACGGATCTCCCGGCTCCAGCTAAGGCTGACCACTTTGGTGGCTCTCTCCCCCACGAAGCTATTTTGGAGGGGGCCGCCATTTCCTGACTAATTGTTTCACATGAAACATTTAGACTAACCCAGACAGGAGACTACAATGGGTACTACGACTTTCACGGGTGCAGTCCGTTCTGAAAGCACCTTCAAAACTGTAAGTAAGGACAGCACCTCTGGTGCTATTACTGAAGTTGCAACTATTGGTGATGGCCCCGTTAGCCTTGCTGATAGCAACGTAACTTTAACTAACGCCACTCACAGCGGAAGAATACTGCTGATTCCAGATGGTGGACAAGACAACACCTACACTTTGCCAGCGCCTATCGCTGGGTCTGTATTTAGGTTTATTTACGCAGGCGGTGCCGCTGACGCAACTGATGCGCTCATCATTACCCCCGGCAACACCAATTTTTACATTGGTGGAGTTACATTCTTAGATACAGATGGCAACGAAGTTAGCTCAGTGTTTTCTAATGGAAGCTCAAATAGCAGCATTCAATTTAACGTCCCCGCTGGTTTTGATGTGACAATCATTGGCCTGAACACTACCAATTACCAAATCTTTGGGAATGTTACGAGTACAACTGCCCCCGCATTTGCTGACCAATAGTAGGAGGCAATCATGGCTGATGCAGTAGCAACTCAAACCATTGAAGATGGCGGAAGCACCGCCATTTTCAGGTTTACAAATGTTAGTGACGGTAGTGGTGAGAGCGCGGTCACAAAGATCGACGTATCATCGCTTACCGCAGACCCTATGACTGGTGCGGCTTGTACCTCTGTTGTCATTCAAAAAATCTACTACTCATGCATCGGTATGGGCGTAAAGATTTTATTTGATGCAACCACTGATGTTCTCGCTTGGCAGCTAAATGCTGATTTTTCTGACACCCTTGATTTCACTGACTTCAGCGGTATTCCAGATACAGAAGCGAGCGGCACTACTGGCGATGTCAAGTTCACCACAGTGGGTCACTCTAGTGGCGATGTGTATAACATCGTTATGCAGGTTCGTAAAAGATACTAGTAGTAGCTGTGGCTAGAAACTACAAAGAAGAATATAAGGATTTCCATTCAAAGCCTAATCAGAAAAAGCGCCGTGCGGGGCGTAACGCCGCAAGACGCAAAATGGCTGCTGCTGGTAAGGTTAAGAAGGGTGACGGCAAAGACGTACACCATAAGGATGGAAACTCCTTAAATAATAAGAAGAAGAATCTTCGGGTAGAGTCTAGATCAAAAAATAGGGCTAGAAAGAAATGAGCTTAACTGATGCTGAGAAAAACAGACTCAAAAAGGTTGGGCTTAAAGGTCTCAACAAGCCTAAGCGAACCCCTAGCCACCCATCAAAAAAAGCTGTTGTTGCTGTGCGCGACGGGAGCAAGATGAAGATCATCCGCTTCGGCGATCAAAAGATGGGGCATAATTATAGCGCAGAGGCCCGTAAGAGCTTCAAAGCCAGACATGCAAAGAATATAAAGAAAGGGCCAACAAGTGCCGCATATTGGGCAAATAAGGTTTTCTGGGCGGGTAAAGGCGGAAGTAAAAAGTCTCCACCCAAATCGCAAAAGCAAAAGTTTGGTAAGAAGTGATGGCTATTAGTCGGGCACAAATGGGCAAGCAAATAAAGAACGCTCCCGCAAAAAAGAAGCGGGTATCCAAAAAGAAAGCAAAGGCTAGGAGGCCGTAATGGCTGTAAGCAACACGTTTGCGTTTAACTTAGACCTTTCTGATGCTATGGAAGAAGCGTTTGAGCGTGCAGGTCTTGAGCTTCGCAGTGGTTACGACTACAGGACTGCTCGCAGAAGCATAAATCTGCTTATGCTTGAGTGGCAGAACCGGGGGCTAAATCTTTGGACGGTGAAAGAAGGTACACAGGCATTAACTTCTGGCACTTCAGCTTATGCGCTAGACGCAAAGATATTTGACATTATAGAGGCTTTTATCCGCATCAATGCTGGTAACACCTCGACTCAACAAGATCAAACATTAACTAGGATATCTGTAAGCCAGTACGCGCATATCTCAACTAAGCTTTCTGAAAGCAAGCCTTTGCAGTATCAGATTGATAAAGCGCCATCACAGATCACAGTCAACTTATGGCCTGTTCCAGATAAATCTACCTATACACTGGTTTATTATTATCTAGAGCGCATAGACGATGCGGGTTCTCCAGCATCAAATAACATGGATGTTCCCGCTAGATTCTTGCCTTGCTTGGTTGCTGGACTTGCATATCAATTAACCTTGAAGTTCCCAATAGCCAGTGACCGATCTGCTGTCTTAAAAGCTGATTATGAAGAGCAGTGGAACTTAGCTGCTGACGCAGATAGGGAGAAAGCATCCTTGTACGTCGCTCCGTTTATATCAAGCAGCTTGTAACATGAGCGCCTTTGCAAGTGGCAAACATGCTTTTGGGTTTTGCGATCTAACTGGGTTTAGGTACCCATTAAAAGACCTTGTCCCTCAAATTGTTGACGGAAGACCAACTGGCTTATTAGTTGGAAAAGATGTCAACAGCCCTGACCAGCCACAGCTAAAGCTTGGTCGCATCAGAATGGATGACCCTCAAGCGTTAAGAAATCCGAGGCCGGATCAGGGGCTAGATGAAAGCAGGTTGCTCTCTTCATTTGATCCTGTAGGTCAGGTCGGACTGGAGATGTTTGGCAGTGTTGGCATCGTAACAGTGAGTACAGGTTAATGGCTTTTACATTTACAACGCTGAAAAGCGCCATACAAGACTATTTAGAAACAACAGAAACAACATTTGTTAACAACCTGCCCACGATCATTACGCAGGCAGAAGAGCGAATCCTCAAGTCGGTTCAGTTGCCGGACTTCAGAAAGAACGCTAATGGCACCACTACGCAGTCAAACCCTTATTTATCTGTGCCGTCCGATTTTTTAGCAACGTACTCTTTGTCAATAGACAACAGTGGATACGAGTTTTTAATCAGGAAGGACGTTAACTTTATCCGCGAGGCATATCCTGTTGCTGCGACTACGGGTGTGCCAAAGCACTATGCATTGTTCAATGAACAAGCATTTATATTAGGGCCAACGCCGAATGCCAATTATTCGGCTGAAATACATTACTTCTACAAGCCCGAATCAATAACAGTCTCTAGCGATGGCACAAGCTGGCTAGGCACTAATGCAGAAAATGCTCTGCTTTACGGATCTTTGGTTGAAGCGTATTCATTTCTGAAGGGTGAGCCTGATCTCCTTCAGTTGTACTCAGCTAGGTATAACGAGGCCTTAGAGGACTTGAAGGCATTGGGCGAAGGATATAATACAACAGACAGCTACAGATCAGGGGCTGTAAGGTCTGCTAGATAGTGTTGTTTGAAGCATCAAGTCTTGAAGTGGGAAGCGTTTCTGTTGCCACTACGAGCAACAAAGGTCATAGCCCTGAGTTCTGGGCTGAGTCTGCTGCCAATAGAATTGTAAGTATTGGTGGGGACTGTCATCCAGTTATAGCCGAGCAAGCAAGAGCTTTTAAGGGATCAGTCTTAAAGGTTGTTGAATACTATATTAAGCAAGCAATACAGAGTGACAGGACAACTCTTATTGGTGAACTTGAAGCACAAGGCCAAAGCGAAATGGCTGAAATTATTAGGAGATTGTAATGAGCATCACAACAGCTATGTGTACTAGCTTCAAAAAAGAACTTTTAGAGGCAGTGCATAATTTTAAGAACACTGGGGGCAGCACCTTTAATCTTGCGCTTTATACAAGCAGCGCAACATTGAACGCTAGTACAACTGCTTACACGACTTCAAACGAAGTTAGTGGCACCAACTACACTGCAAAAGGAGCGTCACTAACTCGCGTAGATCCAAGCACATCAGGGACTACTGCGCTCACAGACTTTGCAGACCTAACATTTTCAAATGCAACAATAACTGCGAATGGGGCACTTATATTTAATGATTCTGCATCAGGTGATCCAGCGGTTTGTAGCTTGGCGTTTGGCGGTGATAAGACCAGCACAGCAGGAGACTTTACCATTCAGTTTCCTACGGCAGATGCTTCAAACGCGATAATAAGAATCGCCTGATATGCTGTGGCCCAACAAGCTCAACAGCGGCAGATGACCGAAAAAGAGTACTTGGAGTGGGTAAAGCAGCAACAAGATCAAAGTCATAACCAGTAGGAGGGCAAGTATGCCAACAGTTAAAAAGCCTGCGCGTAAAGCGGTGAAAAGGGTTGTAGCAAAAAAGCCTATTGCGATGAAGTCTGGCAAAAAGACTAAATCAAGAGTCAATGAAGCTGGCAACTACACTAAGCCAACCATGCGTAAGCGACTGTTCAATAAAATAAAAGCTGGAGGCAAGGGCGGCAAGCCGGGGCAGTGGTCGGCGCGTAAAGCCCAGATGTTGGCGGCTCAATATAAAAAAGCTGGTGGCGGATACAAAGACTGATGGCCGATCCCAAAAAGGGTACGGGCAAAAAACCAAAGGGTTCAGGCCGAAGGCTGTATACGGATGAAAATCCTAAAGATACGGTGGGCATCAAGTATGCGACGGTACAAGACGCACGCGACACTGTGGCAAAAGTTAAAAGAATAAAGAAGCCTTTTGCTAGAAAGATACAGATATTGACTGTTCTAGAGCAAAGGGCGAAGTTTGCAAAAAAGCCAAAGCAGGCAGAGATAGCAAGAAAAGGCAAAGAGGCCATACGCAAACAACAGGGGAAGAGCAATGGTCGCAAAAGTTGAAACCATTAAAAAGAAGTTGCGAAGTGGTAAAAGGCTTGGCGCAAGTGAACGCGCTCAAGCTAAGGCCCGTGGGCTGGTTGCAAGGTCTGATGGGAAAAAGCGCAAAAGCTCTAAGTATAAAGGTAAGTAATGGCCTTAAAAAAATCACAGAAGTCATTAAAGAAGTGGACTAAGCAAGACTGGGGAACCAAGTCGGGCAAGCCATCTACTCAGGGCAAAAAGGCGACTGGCGAGCGTTACTTACCCAAAAAAGCCCGTCAGGCATTGTCAGATAAAGAATATGCTGCCACTACAAGAAAGAAGCGAGCAGATACAAAGAAAGGTAAACAGCACTCCAAGCAGCCTAAAAAGATAGCCAAGAAGACAGCAAGGCACAGGAAATAGCGTGTGGCAATTGTTAATGGCTGGGGCAGAGGAACTTGGGGCGAAGGCGCGTGGAACGAGCCAGATGTTATTGAGCCTACGGGTGTCGCTGGCACAGGTGCTGTCACGACAGTCACCGTTGACGCAGAAGCAAATACCTCTGTCACAGGCGTTTCTGGAACGTCAGCAGTTGGATCAGTCACCGTTGCATTATCAGTTACTGTTCCAGTTACGGGAGTATCTGCAACAGGGTCTATTGATTCAGTCACAGTTACGGGAACATCTAATGTCACGCCAACTGGTGTTGCTGGTACGGGCGCTGTCACGACGGTCACTGTTGATGCAGCAGCAAGCACAGCAGTTACCGGGGTATCTGCAACAGGAGCGGTGGGATCTGTTTCGGTTGCCGCTTCTGCGGATGTCAGTCCTACTGGTGTTTCAGGCACTTCAGCCGTTGGCTCGGTTACGATCACAGGTGCAGCCAGTACATCAGTTACGGGTGTTAGCGGAACTGGCACTGCTGGTTCTGTCACTGCCACTGGCGCTGCTGACGTTAGTGCCACTGGTGTTAGCGGGACTGGTGCAGTTGGTTCGGTATCTATTACTGGGGATTCATCAGTTACTCCTACTGGTGTTGAAGGCACTGGTGCAATCGGCACAGTTTCTCTCTCGCTGGATGCCACAGTTAGCGCGACAGGGGTTGCAGGAACAGGGCAGGTGGGTGATGTATCAACTACGGCATCTGCTATTGTCACCCCCACTGGCGTTAGTGGAACTGGGGCGACCAATGTTTCAAATGTTTGGGGTCTTGTTGATAACGACCAGACGCCTAATTGGTCAACCATATCAACAAGTCAAACACCTAGTTGGTCTGAAGTATCAACAAGTCAAACACCTGATTGGGAAGAGGTAGCTTAATGGTACGCAAAGTAAAGAAAGTAATTAAAGGCTTGGAAAAGGCCTCTAAAACTCACAAGAAACAAGCTGATACACTGAAAAAGCATTTGGCCTCTGTAAAGAAACCGAAGGCTAAAAGTCGGAGAAAGTAAATGGCCGTTTATACAAATGATTTACGCCTCAAAGAAATTGCTACCGGGGACGAAGCGGGAACTTGGGGCACCAGCACAAATACAAATTTAAGTCTTATTGCAGAGGCGTTTTCGTTTGGGACGGAAGCTATTACGACTAATGC